ATTTTGACTTGGAAATGCTTTTAAAGGTTTACCAATTAATGAATCTACGTTTTCACTAACAGGGTCTTTTGGCATCGCTTCATCTTTTGGAGGTAACAAATCATCTATATTTTGTATACCTAACGCAGAGTACATGCGTTTATACGCTTCATGTAAATCATGTATTTGAGGAGCTGCTTGAGCTAATTGTAATTGAGTTTGAGCTATTGTTACCCTTTGACTCATGCTAAACATAGCAGGATCACTAACAGGAACAACATCAATTCTATCGTCGAAGTCATCTACTTTTGTTTGAGCGTTAGCATTAGGAACTTGATAAGGATACTCATTAGGTAAATAATTCTTAATAACTTCTGCTAATATCCGTAATTCTTGACGTTGAGCATAATGTAAACGCTTATGTATCGCAGATAAAATTTTTGTTCCCTGCTCTAAAAGGGCTACTGTTGTACCTACAGGATTAGCTTGACTACCTTCACCTACCGTAAGGTCTGTTACTGCCGCAAAACGTCTACCACTATCTACGAGAACGCCTAACATTTGTAATAGAGTTGA